AGCTGCATCCAGGTACGCGGTAGACGCGCCCTGCAGCTGGCCAGCAGCTTGGGTGTCGCCTGCCTGGGCTCTGATCTCTAACTGGGCATACTGCCGCTGGGCTTCGTTGAGGCGCTCCATCGGATCGAGAATCGACTGATTGGAGAGCATCAACGAATCAATCAAGCCGCTTAACTGATCGACAGCGCGCATCTCATCTTGCAGTTGAGCTTTCCGGCGTTGTGCCAAATCCTGTGCAAGAGAAACGCTAGTGTTGTAATCGCTGATCGCGCCGTCGATCCCGACGATGGAGCTGTAACTCAGCGCGGCTGCGTTTTGGCTCGCCGCTGCCTGCTGGCTGGCTGCGGTCATCTGGGCAAATGAGCTGCTCAGGCCCATCAATGACAGTTGCGCATCACGGCCTGACGCGGTTGTGACATCCAGCGACTCGACCAGTGAGCGAAACTCAGCGCGAGAGCCTGGCAGCTCCATGTTCAGCGCGGCGAACTGTTCGGTGAGCTGCTCTTGCAGGCGCGCCTGGCGTTCTTCCTCGGTAAAGAAGTTCTGGTAATAGCTTGAGTAAAGGCCTTGAAGGTTCTCTAACCCACCGGCAGCGTCAACCAGCGCATTGGTTACATCAACTGCGCCGATTGCCAGGCTATCGAACGTGGGGGAGATCAGCTCCAACTGACCCCGCAGGGTTTGCCACTGCTGGATCTGAATAGAGAGCGACTGGGTTAGCTCGCCAACCGCCACGTCACTATTTGCTAGCCGCGCCTCAACGTGGGTCAGTACGTTATCCGGCACGCTCTCTAGCGCCGCTTCCAATGCTGCAATGTTTAAGGCGGATTCGTAACGCTTAGCGGCGTCGTCGCCTTGGTAGTCGTTGCGCATACGGTCGTAGAGGTCGCCCTGCATACCCGATGCGTTAAGCAGCACGTCAAGCCGATCGGCTAGCAGATCCGCATTCGACAAGCCTGAATAGGTAAACGCATCAAGCGCCGCGCTGGCAGCCGCAATCTGCCCATCGGTCATGTATTTTGCGAGTGCGTTATCGGCAGCTTGTAAGCCGGAGGCAAACTCATCTAGGGCAGCACGGCCATCCTCGCCTAAGCGCTGTTGCTCGAATCCGAACGATCCAAACGCTGACTCACGACCACCAAAGTCATATGCTGAAGGAGCGCGACCGTCTTGCTGGTATCTGAACTCGGGCTGGGTATTACCGGAGCCAAACGCAGAATCCAGGAATCCTCCCAGCGCGCCACCAATAGCCGCACCCAAGCCCGGAATTGGAATCAGCGCCTGGCCGATCGCAGCACCACCCATGGCACCGTAGTTAGAGTTGGCCGTTTTACCAAATACGGAGCTACCGAGTTCGGTACCCACATAACCACCGGCGATACCGCCGCCGATGCCGAGTGCCGCATTACCAAAACCGCTGTTGGCGAAGGAGTTAAAGCCCGCCCGTAGGCCGCCTTCGGTTTGCACGGCTAGCTCGGCACCAAAGGTGCCTGCATAGGTGGAGCCGGTACCCTGAAACGCCCGATACGCGTTGCCCAAGGTTTGGCCAGCACCACCAAAGCTCATGGGGTTTATGCCAAAGCTGCCGCTAGAGCCCATGTTGGCCTGTTGTCCACCACCACCCAATCCCATGCTCGTAGCAAGCTGCACGGTAATCGGGCGAGTAATAGCCATGTGAGCCATTTCGGCTAGCGTCTGGCTCAATACCCGCTTCATAATCTCGCTAGCGTTCAGGCTGCCGTCGATCGCGCCTTGCCATAGGTCGGCAAAGCCGTCATCTAAGCGGCGCAGGCCGTTGGTGCGCAGCTCTTCCATTGCGCCTTCCATGGTATAGAGGGCGTTGGTAGTGCTGGTGGCCAGGTCGTCGGCGTCGTTTTGGGCCTCGATGTACGCGGTTTGCAGCGCGCCGATCATGTAGAGGTATTCGCTGGCCGTGATGCGGCCCATGGCGAAGGCTAGGTTCAGCGTATTTTGATCCTGAGCGAGTTGCACCGTCTCACGTCGGTGAGGCACCAGGCGGTTGCGCAGGGCTTCGATAGCGTCGGCTTGCTCGCTGGCTGCTTTCGCCATTTCTTTGGCTTTTGCCGCAGCGGTTTCGCTAGCGTCGCCAATTTCAGTAACCGTGGGGGTGACTTCGCGATTGCGTTCACCCAACTGACCAATTCGGCTTTCTACTAGCGCAATAGCCGCTTCAAGGTTGGCGGCTTCTTGCTGAGTAGCGTTGCTGGTTTCGCCCAGTTCACGAACGGCATTGGTCTGTGCCGTTACGTCAACGCCTAAGAAACCACCGCCGCCATCGCCTTCGATCTGGCCGACCTTGGTAAAGGCTTCAGCCGTGACTTCAGCCTGGGCGCGTACTTCCGCAAGCTGGCCCACCAGAGATGTCAGTGTGAGCTGAGCAGCGGCCTGGCTCATGTCGTCAAGCCCATTGGTCAGCTTGTTGACCGCCGTAGTGTTGGCGTCGACTTGGGGAACCGTCAGCCCCAACTCATCACGGAACAGATAAAGCAGACCTGCACCTCCGACCAACAGCCCCAGTGGGCCACCAACAAGTGCCAAAGCACCGCTTAATCCGCGCGCTGCAACGCTGGCCCTGGCCGTAGCAGCTGTGGCGGTATTCATCGCTGCTGTGTGCGCGCCTGCTGCGGTTGCGGCCCGTGTTCGAGCCACGCTTAGCTGTTGCAGTGCAAAGGTATGGGCAGCGGTGCCTTGAGTAGCCTGTGCTTCTAGTCGCGCAGTACTGAGAAGGGCGAGAGCGGTCTGCTTTTCTGCGGCGGTTCGGCGAGTGTTGGCAACTGCTGCGGCTGCCTCTGCTCTTAGGTCTGCTTGTGTGGCGAGTGTCTTTGCAACCATGGCAGTAGTAGCTGTCGTAAGGGCGACAGCAACGCGTCCACCCACTAGCACTGCTAGGATTTCAGCACCGGACGCTAACGTATCGATGTTGTCGGTCAGAAACTGCACAGTGCTACTGGCGTTAGCGAGAGTGGCTTCGAAAACTCCCGTAGCACCAGCATCACCAATGGCCAGGTAGAACTGGTAGATTGTATCTTCTAGGTTAGATGCCTTACCGCTAAGGGTGTCCATTTGATCGGCCATGGCACCAGCAAACTGCAGCTCACCAATCTCTTGTAAATACTGGCTAATAGCGGAGGCACTATTTGCCACGGTGGTGGTAACACCCTGGAAGGTGAATGACACTTGCTCACCTTCTTTGCTGGCTCTGATTCCGAACTCTTTAAGACGCTCAAACTCTCCAGTAGTAGCGTCAGCAACAGCTTCCACCATCTGCATCATGTCTTTGCCCATGGCAGCGGCGGTGTTGCCGTAGGATCGTAGTGCTTCTTGGCTAGGTTTTAGACCTAACGATTGCATACGGATGAATGCCTGAACCGATTGATCAAGCGTGAAAGGTGTTTCTGCTGCAAAGCCTAATAGCGTATTCCAAGCTGCTGAGGCGTTGGCTATTGAGCCGGTAACCGTTTTGAGTGACGCCTGAAGCTGTTGAGAGCTGCTCACAGCCTGATAAGTGTCGTTGGCAAAGCTAGACACGCCCATCGCTGTTAATGCCGCCCCAACGCCTATCGCCACAGTGCGAAGTTGGTTCAGATGGCCAGAAACTGTCTGTGCCTGTTGGCCAGTGCCTTCTAACGCACGCTCAGCCCTAGCGCTTTCCCGCTCGGTGGTACCGCCAAACTCACGCACTTCACCCTGCGCATTGCGCAAGGTGCGGGTGAGCTGACGACCATCGCCGGTCAGGGTGACGCTAAGCGTTAGATTGTTCGCCACGGTGTGTCCTTCTAACGTTTAGTTGCGGGGTTGGTTCATGACGCTGAGCGCGCCGCGCTCGATAAGCTGCACTTGATCCAGCCGCTCAAGTTGTTGCTCTGGGGGAAGTTGGTAGAGGTTGATAACGCTGATCACCGCTTGCACATCCAGCCCAACAGCACCACCCATGCCAGCGAAACGCCATTGGCGGCAACAACGCTGAAATGTCTCGACGGCTTGCCAGTTCTCTGGCAACACTTCAAAGACATCTGGCTCGGCATCGAACGCCTCTGCCTCTTCGGCTAGCTCGCCGCCCAGGGTGATGCCCAGGGCGGCGAGGTCGTCCTTGACCAAGTTGGGCTTGCCGTTACTGGCTTCTGCCCAGTGCTTGCCTGCGTCGATCAGATTCGCGGACGGTTCTTTTTTGAGACGCTCTCTTGGTAAGCCGTGATCAGAGCGGTGCTCGCGGCAGGGTCATTTTTCACCGCGTGCAGCAGCTGTTCACCCTGTAGTGGTTGGCCATCTTCGCCCGCCACTTCCAGACCGCTCACGCCGAGCAGCACATGATCGAGCAGCAGCGAGTCGGCGGGCATTTCACGCAGCTTGTCCTGCGGCAGTGCTTTGAACTTGGCCGTGAATTTGCCGGTGTGCTCTTTGCCTTCGTCGTCGTAAATGGTGAGTGAGACGGGGTAGGTGTATGAGCGGTTGGTGTTGAGTTTGAACACGGTATGACTCCTGATTAACTGCGGTTTAACCGCCGCTGTCGCAGCGGTGCATGTGTCGTAAAAGGGTTTATTTGGTGACGATGGTCACTTCGTCGTTACCGTCGACCGGCTCGGGGCGGTAGTTCATTGTCAGCATCTGAGTGCCGTCTTGATCGGAGTACGTGGGCGATTCGATACCCACTTTCGGCATGCTGATTTCGATGATCTTGCCTGCGGTCTTGCCGTGCGTGAGCGCGAGCGCACCAGTCTCAGCGTTTTGTGAGACCTCGAAGTAGTTCTTAACCCCTACGCCAGGGTCTTCAATGATCAGCTGGCCAGACGGTGCGCGCCCGGTGATCTGAATGTCGTTGGAGCCGACGATCTTCTTGTGAACCACCTCGCCACTCATATCCAGCGAAAACTGGTTGAAGGGTACGGTGGCCCCCATAAAGGTAAGCGGCTCAGTGTTCAGGGTGTTGACCGCCAAGGCAGCGTTCCACTGGCTGAGCGTGACGGCAGGGAGCTGTTCTGAGGTGACGGGGCTCAACAAGCCTCGCAGCGTGAAACGAACAACAGGGATACTCTCCGCGTTGACCGTGAAGGCCGCCGTGCCATGTACCCCACGGCCTTTGTGAAGGTTGCCATCGACATGGGCGAAGAACACGCCGCTGTCTTCGTTCTCCGACACGGGTGCGTAGGTCACGCTTTCGCTGCCAACGGTGTTATTGATGACTTCCGAAAAGCCGCAGCAGCGCAGCATCTTGCCCCACGGCGGAGCCGTGCCAGCGGTGCCGCTAGTGCATAGCTCGACTTCCACCTGCACCTCTACGTGCTTTTCACCAGCGGCACGCGGGCTATTGCCGTAATACGGGCGCACAAAGATACGTTCGATGTCGTTACCGCTGAGCGGGGTCACGCTGATCTCGCGGGTTAACACGGCATCGGTGGCACCTTCAGGCGTGGTCGTGCCGTCGTTGTAGTCCGACTCTAGGGCGAACAGCATCGCCCGGCGGTTCGTTTTCATGGTCACGGTGAAGTCTCCTCAAGTGGCCAAAAGTATTCGGCGGTTAGCACGTCGGCCCAGAAAAGGGCGTGGCTTTGTAGGGCCAACAGCTGGCCGCGTTGCCATTTCACGGGGATGTCGCAACCAGGCGGCATCCAGTTAATCAACTGAGTGAGGGCTGGCCTGCGCAGCCGTGTCAGTTCGTCGTCACCTACGGTAGCCACTGGCCCTAGCGGTTGGTTACGGCGGCGAATACCCGTGACCAGCAACACCTCGGTTTTCACGCGGTGCCGTGCCTGGTTGCTCATGGGGCCGTGGCTGACGGTTTCGCGCCCTAGCACCAGCATCATGTTGGGTAGCTGCGTGTTGCTCTTGGCGGCTTCTACATCTGCTGCAAGCTGCACGGTGGGAATGCCCTCTAGAGCGTTAAGGCGGTCAAGCCACGGCGTAAGCGAGAGCATTACTTGGCCTCTTTGCCTGGTTCGTCAGCGGCGGCTGGCTTGGCAGGCGGAGCGGCTAGCTCCATCACTAGGGCCGGGTCGTCGCTGATCGACTTGTAGGCGCTGCCTTTGTCGTCCAACGTCAGGTACTTCCATTCGTTGGTGAAAATCGTGCCGCTGTTGGTGCGCTTGACCCCGGTGGCTTTGGTTTTCACCCGCACCTGGACGTCTTTGCGCGGCACTGGCGGGGCTTTCTTCTCAGCGCTTTCGGGCGCTGCTTTGGTGGTCTGTTTGGCACTCATGGCCATCTCCTTAAAAACCGCCGCCGGAAAACACTCGACGACTTGAGTTCATCTGCACGCTGCCTGCACTGCTACTGGCGGGGCCGGTCGAGATGCCCAGCTTCACTTCGCCGCGTGACACGCTACGCAGGAACTTCACGGCGTCGTCGTAGCGTTTCTGCACCTGGTCGGTGGCGTGTTCGTCATAGAGCCGGTAACGGGCGATGTCGCAGGCGTTGGCAATCACGATGCGTGGCACGGGCGAGAGCGGTACCGGGTAGCCTGCTGCACTGACGTAGCCGTCGATCTCACCAGAGGCATCTTCGCAAGCGCGTTCCACCACGGCGGTATCAATGGCCATGCCGCTTTCATCGCGGGCGATGGCGAGCAGCTCGGACTCGCCAAAGCGCTCGATGAGATCCGCTTGCGTGCAGTACGGCATGGGTTAGGCCTCCGGCTCGCTGGTCGCTTCAGCCAGCGGGAAGGTGCAGTCTTCCACTTCCAGGGCCGGGTCATCGCGGAGCTGCTGGAGCTGCTCTTCGCTGAGCAGCTCCAGGGCGATGCCCGTGCCTTCACGGTTGAAGCGGTAGCCAGCGCGACGGCGGCTTTTGATGCGGCGCTTGGTGCGCACAAAAACGCCTGGCATCTCTTCGATGGGCGGTAGCGCTGTGCCGGTGCCGTCACCCGTGATGGTGTTGCCCTGGGCTTCGATGGCCGCCGCTTCGCTCGCCTGAGCTTCCTGCTCATCGCTGGGCGCTACGGCGTCTGCTGCCGCTTCCGGTACCGGCTCGGCCTGCTCTTGAGTCTGGGCCTCGGTCGCGGCTGCTGCGGCTTTGTCTTGCTTGGTCTTGGCAGCGGCGCTTTGCTTACGTGTGGTCATGGGATGCTCTCCGTTGCGCAGTGCCCGCCGGGGCAGGCACTGCGATAGGCGGTTTAACGTGCCGTTAAGCGCTGGTTAACCAGGGGTTCAGCACCAGCGTTGAGGTGTTGGCCCATTTGTTGGTTTCACCACCGGCGGCCAGCTGGCTTTGCAGCACGGCACGGGCAGCCCCTTCCATGGAGTTGGGCACCATGGTGTGCGAGTGGCGCAGCGCCAGCGGGCGTTCGTAGTCGCCTTTCATCGCAGTTAGCGCTTGGCGTGCTGCCTCATAGTTCTCAGCAGTGAACGGCTGGCGAGAGCGCACGACGAGCTGCCAGAGGCCCGCACCGGCGTTCACACGAGCATCTACACCGAACACGAAGTTGTCGGTCATGAACACTTGCGTGTCGTTGAGATCGGTAATGGAGCGGAAGTTGTAATCACGGCGCTTCTGGAACACGATCGGCTTGATCACGCGAGTCAGATCCATGACATACCAAGCATCGCCTGTGCCGCCCATGTCGTTACTGACGGAGATCTCTTGGCCCGACTTATTCAGCACCGGGTGGTCGGCATCGAACAGCGGCTGGCCGTCGTAGCACTCGGGGTTTTGCTCCAGCACTTCCACGGCGAGTTCATTGGGGTGCTCACGACTGGAGCGGCCAAACTCTTGGAAGACCGGTGACCACAGGCCGTAGGTGTCGTCTTCCACAGCATCCCGTGAGACGCCTTCGGTCAGCTCGAACTTGCGGTTCTTGATGCTGAACCCGGCACCTTCGAGCGAGTGGATGACACGATCGCCCAGCCATTCGCGCATGCGCGGCAGGCTCTTGAGGAACGGGTACACTTCCACGGCAGTGGTGCTGGGCACGGTGGTACAGAACTGCTCGTAGAGCGCGCCCTGTTCGCCCATCGAGCTAAAGCCCTGCTGAAACGACGTGTTGTAGGCCTGGAACAGCACCTTCAAATTGGCTTGGGTAAGATTCATGTAGGCAGTCCTTATTACGCGCTAGCGGCCACGCCGTTAGTCGGGTCGATGTTGACCCACACGCCTGCGTCGTCGACGTCATCGACAATGCCAGCGGGGGAGCGGGTGGCGGTGCCGTCGGTTTTGGCGACGGTCTGGTTATCGACGATGTAGCAAACCTTGCCGATATCAGCGGCGGTGATCTCGTCGGTACTGGCCGAGTTTTCGAACCGGAAGTTGCCGCGCTTGACGCTCACGACCTGGTCGCCGTCGCCGCCACTGGTGTTGTCCTGGTAGTGCTCGAACACACCGGCAGCGGTCAGGCCGGTGGCGGTGGTGCCTGGCTCGGTAAAGCCAGTGGCATTGATGACGGCGATGGTGCCCGCGAAGCACTCGGTTGCCGCCGCGACCAGATGGCCACGAGACAGCCCTAAGCGGTGCGGGGTGTTTCGGTTTTGGGTTGCAGCGGTCACGGTGTGATCCTCTTGCGTGTGGAGAGTGGCCAGCTGTTACGCTGGGTTAGCGGCGCGGTACTGCTCGGGCGTTAGGCCCATCGCCTTGCACACCGCCAGCTCTGTTTCGTTGAGCTTGCCTTCGCCGGTCTCTTTGCCCTCCGGGGGCTTGCCCTGGGTCTGGGTGGTTTTCAGCGCGGCGATGCTGGGTGCGCCTTCAAGATGCGCCTTACAGGCGGCGAGGCCTTGTTCGCGCAACCAATCGGCTGTCGCCTCACCAGGGATGCGACCATCTTCCAGGCCCTGCTTGATGAGGGCGTCTAGCTCGGCGGTGTTGCTGTTGGCTTTCAGGGCGGCCAACTGCTGGGTGGTTTCTTGGTACACGGCCACGGGCACGAACTGCGTCATGTCTACCGGTGCGGCTGCACTGGAGGCCTTGAGCGCTGCTACGGCTTCTTCAGGTTTCGTGCCGTCTTTGGCACCAAGGGCTTTGCGGTAGGCGTCGGCATCGGCTTGGGCCGACTTCAGCGCGGCGATGGCGGTCTTGACCTGTTCGTCGGTCGCGTCTGTCGCTAGCCCTAGCTGGGCAATCAGTTGTTCGCGGTCCACGGTGTTCTCCTTTGGGGGTGTCGCTTCAGAGGCACCGCGCCCGGCTCGGGCAGCGGCGAGTTCGGTAATGGCGGTGTCGATTGCCGGGGTGTTGGTCAGGGCAACGTGCAGCAGGTCCAGCACAGCGCCGGTCTCGGCGTCGTACGGGAATACGGGGGATAGATAGCGGTAGCTGTCGGCGTCGATCGCCGCTTTCGCGGCAGCCGTCCACGCCACTTGGCCGTATAGGCCGTCGTCGCGCCACTCCAGCGAGCGCGGGTCAATCCACCCCGCCGCCGGTGCCGGTAAGCCGTTGCGTTCGGCCATGAGCGTTTGATGCTCGTAGTCGATGGGGATGTCGGTGGAGCGGGCGGCCGCCAGCGCGATGATGGCCTGGGCACCGGCGGCATCGAGTTGCCACGGGCCACTGCCACTCATGGCCCCACGGGGGGCATTGAATTGGCCGGACGGAATCAGGCGCGTTTTTTCGTCGGCTTGCGTAACACGCAGCGCCAAGGCCGCAATGGGTGCGGTGGCGCTGGCGGCGCAAGCGGCGATGGGATGAGGTGCTACGGTACGTGTTTTCATGCCCCCATGATCGAGGGCGGGGAAGGCTAGCGGGATTTAGCGTGGGTTAAAGAGTTTAGTTAGAATGATTTGGCCTGTTTTGATTTTTCTTCAAGGCTTCTTTTCTTTCCTTTTCTCTCTCGTTTTCAACATGGTTCTTGAGCATTGTTTCGTGCCGTTTTTTAAGCTCAGCAGGTAGGCGAAAGGATAGGGCTATGCCAATGCTCGCTAAAAAAAGCAGAGCATACTGAGCGAGCTTCTGTGCGTTTGAACACCACGTGCCCGAAACGCTAGCCGCAAAAACGGCCACTAACGTTAGGAGATAGACATAAAAGGTCATCTGGTGACGTAACAGTTCATCACTAATGGATTGAAGATAATAAGTTTTTTCTCTCCAATTTCTTCCACGAAGCGATTTGTCGTTTGCTACCACTGCCATTACTGCCAACAAAAAGCCCGATAGCATTGAAAAAACGCTAACAATGATGATTGATGCTCTGTCGCTTTCAGCGTACCAAGGCTGCAAGACATAGGCGGAGATACTTGCTAGTATTAGCAAGATCAGCAGCTTAAATACTTTCTTGTAGCTGATTGGACGTTGGTTAGGGTTCAAGTTTCCCATGCCTTGAGCTGTATTAGCTCTGTACGATATTCATCAAGATGTCGCCACATTTCAAAGTGATCCAAATCATTTCTAGCTTTCTTTCGATAGGTTGTGACAGTGCTGGAAAGTATGACGTCGCCTGATTTAATCTCGCTTCCACCACGAGTTTTAATTACAAGTTCAGAATCGTCAGGCACCTCATCTATCATGCTGTCGGCGACAGCATCAAGTGACTCGAGTACTATAGGTTCTGCTCTTGAGCCACCTTTAGGCGAAATGATGGTATGAACGTTGAAGTTACCCCAGTTCTCAGCAAGCGTCTCATGATCCTCTTCAGAAATTTCGTCCTGCAGCAAGGTCTGTACGCTTTTTTTCCATTCTCTTAGCTTCTGATTAATACCATCATTCTTAGGATCCATTTGCCTTGTTGCGGCATACATAGTACCTAATATTTTGAGTTCTTTTACACCTTCCTTTTCTAACGTTCTTCTTTTGTCTTGGTTGGAGACAGGTTCAAAGTCAAATGCTTGCTCTGATGGTGAGAAACCCGACTTGTCAAATAAAGACCTAAAGTAGCGGGAAACGGTCTTGTACCCACGCATTGTGCCATCGGTGCAAACCAACACCTGATCACCCTCAATTAAGACAAAGGCTTCTGCTAGTTTGAAAGCACGGTTTTCAGGGGGGTCTGTGGTAACGTCAGTATCATCCTTTGCGCGAGAGTTGGCTCCAAAGGTGCCTATTGCTTCCCCCGTAGCTCCTGCTGCTAGCGCAAGCTTTAATGATTGACCATTATCTTGCCAATCACTGTGACGCATCCGAACGCCCATATCTCCATGAGCTGGCAACGCCACCTTGGTATCAGCGACCTCAGGAAGCTTAGTCAGAGCGCCTCTAACTAGGTCTTCAAAGGACTGCTTAGGGTGCTGGCCACTGTTATAAACAGCTCGAACATAATGGATTTTTTTTATTGCGGTACGACGTGACATGAGCCCTTCCTGGATTTTTTTAGCGTGTACCTGCATCTTAACCATGATAAGCGAGTTCTTCATCCCGATTCTCAAAAATCTAACGCGGGTCTAACGCCCCTTGCGCAGAAAATCCGGGCCAGCGTAGCGCGGGAGCGCCTTGCGGCGCTTACAGGGCGTTTCTGGCGGTTCGGGGTTAGAGGCTGAAATGATCAGCGAGGATGCCTAATACCTCGTCTTCGTCGTCATCGTTCAGGCCGATGAACTCCCTGCTTGGGATGTCGCCCCATAGATGCGGGAACTCCGCTTTGGTGCCGCCGTAGTTTTGCATCGCGGCGTAGACCATCAGGCTGCCCCATTCGACGCCTTCGCTGCTGGCGCTGTAGCTGAACTGCTTGGCGAGCTGCTTGCTTTCGCCTTCGAGTACGCGGCCATGGCCTTTGCGTTTTTCAGTCACCGGGGAGTTGGGTGCCCAGGGCGTGCCGTCGGGGGCTTCCTTGTCTCTGAACCGCTGTTGAGTGCGGTTGATCATCTCTTCACCGATGCTCTTCATCGGTGCGGTGAGGTCGTCGCCTTTGTTGATCAGCTCCTGAATGGCGCGCTCGATGGCGTCGGTGTTGGCGTTGATCGTGATCACGGTTCTCTCCTATACTGCTTATGTGGTGCGAAAGACCAATATTCGCCTGGTGTACCCTGCGCAAGCAGATGAGGTATCTGGGGATGGCGAACCAGCGTTGCACCACGTTCTCCTCTAGCGCACGCGCTCCATCTTCTGCCTGACTTCCCGCTCGGCCTTTTCATCGCTCACGATAAACAGCGTGAGGAAGTAGTTCTTCTTGCCATCGCCTGTTCGCTTTAGCGCGGCTCTGTATAGCCGTTCGCCAAGGCTCAGGTAGACCATGCGCCCTGATTCGCCTTCGCGTTGGTACACCTCGCCTTCGTCCAGTATCTGCTGGATGCGGCGGTAATCCTCCAAGCCCACTTCAGGGTGGCTGACCTTGTGCGCCGTTAGGCTCTCTTGAGAGAGCAGCACCACGGGGCTTTCTGCCCCTAGCACTTGGCGTTCTACGGGTGGAACCACCGCCACCGGATATTCGCCTCGCACTTCGCCATTCCAGAATCGATTGAACAGCGGCGCTTCGACCAGGTCGGCGACGTTCTGCCGGGCAATCGTGGCTTCTACACTATCCAGCCGGTTCAGGCGGGCCGTGATCGCACGCTCGGTGGCGGTTTGCCCTGGGGCGTAGTCCCACCCTGGCTGGATGCCGTTGGGCACGGTGACGACTTCGCCGGTGGTGTTATCGACATGCTCATAGGTGCCGTCATTCGGCGCAGCATCCGGCCCATCTTTGCCTAGGCGGCGCAGGCCACGTTCGTTGAGTGTCTCGACGCCGCAGTTGCAGCCAAAGCCGTTGGGTGGGTAATGCGCTTGCCACCAAGGGTCATCGGCACGCAGCACCAGGTTGTTCCAGCGCTGGTGCTGCTGGCGCGGGTTCTCGATGGTGTTGTGGATGTAGCGCCAATAGGGGCGCAGGCGCACCACATCGGGGTCGGTCATCTGCTGCCAACGCCCAGCAGCATAGGATGTATCGAGGTTGGTCTTATAGATAAGCCGGGTACGCCATGCGCGGCCTGCTTTGCTGCCTTCGCCTGTCCAGCCGGTCCACCCTCGCTTGGCCACGATCTCCTCAAACTGCTTGCGGAACTCGCCAAGACTCTGGCCGTTGCTGATCGCGTCGTCCACCGCGCCGCGCAGATCCGCGAGCAGGTCGGCCTTGGTGGCACCGGCGACCACGAACGCGGCGTCGTTTTGGTCGCGGGTGATCTGGCCGCTGCGAGTCGTGGGCAGGTTCAGCTTGTTACGGAAGAACTCGGTTTGCTCTGCGAACGGGCGGTTGAACTGGGCGCTAATCGGCATCGCCGGTTTCCTCATCGACCACGGCACGGCCTGCTAGGTTGGCCGCCTCAAACGCGGTGGCCATCACGTCTGCAAGCTCCGATTCGTCGAGGTCGTCAAACGCCGTGGCGATCATCTCTTGCAGCTGCTCGAAGCTGGTCGCCTGCTCTACCAACTGCTGCACCTGCGCCACCCAGCCATCAACGATTGGCTGCGCCTGGTCGTCGAGCCGGTCGAGGGTGGCATCGCGGTAGTAGCTCGGCTGACCCGGTTGCGTGGGCGCTTGGCGTAGGGCGGCTAACGGTGGCTTAGACACAGGTAGGCGTAGGGCCCCAAACGGGTTTGGCGCTGCCTTTGGCATCAGTACGTCTTCGCCTTCGGCAGCTTTGGGGATGCCGCTTTTCTCATGGAACCACCACATGGGCACTTTTACGCCCATGTCCACAATAGTCGGCAAGCTCTTGGAGAGGCGCTCCAGGTCTTCGGTTTCGCCACAGTCGAGGTAGAAACGAGGCGCACGCTGTGGCTTGTCGATGCCGAAGTTGAGCGCGGCCATGGGCCAGAGAATCGCGTTGCGGATGCTGCCTGCGTATTGACGGGCATCGGAGCGGATCAAGCTCATCTGGCCACGTTCGTGAACATTGCCCAGCGCGTTGGTGTTGGTGCCTTCGCCGGTACCGCTGGTGAGCGTGCCGCCCAAGATGGCCTTGGCTTTGGCGCGCTCGCACCAGTCCATCATCGTTTTAAAAATATCCGACGATGCGCCTTTACCCGCAGCCTCCATGAACTCAATGCCCATGCCTTCGGGGATGATGCCTGCAGCGTTTTGGCCAAGCGTGACCACGGCGCGCAGCAGCGTGGCCTTCTCTCGCTCGGTGGCGTTGCGTGGGTACTTACCGATACGGGCCGGTAGGCCGTAGATTTCCAGCAGTTGGGCGAGATCCCCCAGGGCGTAGTTCTGGAACAGGTAGGGCCATGCCAGCATGCGGTGCAGGCCCATCCGCGCTACATAGCCGCTCTTGGCGCGGTGGCGGTGTTGCACCCAGCCCAGCGGCCATAGCTCCTCACCGGTCGCGCTGTTATCGCGCAGGGTGATGCAGTTCTGGTCGTCGGGGTGCAAGCGGAACCAAGAGTGCGGGCGAAGCGTGGGCTGCTCAATGTAGCGCAGTGCGCCATCACGCTGCCACGAAAGCTCCAGGTTGGCCCAGCCGTGGCCGATGCCGGTACCGAGATCCAAGATCAGGTCTTCGACTTCCAGCCCTGAGAACACTTCAATGGCGTGTTCGGTGGCGCGTTTCTCTTGGGCGCTTGCGTTATCTGGCGGCACGATCTGCCATTCGCGCTCTGCTGCTAGTTGCCTACGCTTGCCCAAGTCGGCACCGATCTGAGGGTCCTTCTCCTCCATATCGTCGAACAGTTCAGACTGCGCCTTCAGGTCGCCTTGCTCAGCCGCTTCCAGTATCTGGTAGAGCCGCGCAGGCGTGAGGCCTTTCGTGGGGTGCTCGGCAAATTCGCGCTTGAGCTGGCCCATGCGCGCATCGTTGGTTTGCTGCTCTTTGAGTGCGGGCGCGTTGGCTTTGACCAGGTTGCGCCGATATTTTTTGGCTGGGCTTACCATGCGCCGCCTCCTATTCCAAAGCCGCTGGGTTCAATGTCGTCTCTGTCGTTGTCCTGGCGGGCAGCACCCGGCAGGGGCGCGGGGGTGAATTCGATGGGTACCACGTCCATCAGGCTGGCGTAGTACGCCATGGCCAGCGCGATGGCGGCATCGCCGTGGCGGTCGCGGCTTAAGCCGGTTTTGGCATCCGGCAGCTTGGGCACGCCCTTGATGACTTGCAGGGCGCGCAGGTCGTCGATCACTTGGCTGTCGCGGGGCAGCGTGATGAGTTCGTCTTCGAACGCGGCTTTGAACGGCGGCATGTTGTTCAGGTACCAGCTTTGGGAAAGCATGATGACCTCCACAATGCTGCCGTAGCGCTCGGCGGCTTGCTCTGCCAGGTACTGGCCGTTGCCGCGACCGTCCAGCGCGCCGCCTTGCAGGCGCGGCAGGCGGTCCACGATGAAGAACAGCACTTGCTCTTGCTGCTTGAACGGCACGTTGCGCAGTTCGACCAGGAACGGTACCTGACGCACGAGTTGCTGGGTGATGGCCATGGGGGCAATCACGGTTAAGTCGCCGCTGCGGCCAAAGTCTTCACCAAAGCAGTGGGCTAAACGCGGGTCGAGTTTGTCGAGCAGCGGCAGCAAATGCTCTTGGCACCAGGCGTCTATTTCCAGCGCCCGGTAGTGTTCCGGTACCGCGTTGAACTCGGCGCTGCCTTCAAAGCGAATCACTGGCGCATCGACCATGCGCGCTTCGATCATAGCGCGGGAGAGGTAGGCACCGCCGCCTGATTTCGGTACGCAGTAGTACTCTTCCAGAGCGTCTTCCCGAGTAGCCGTCTCGCGCAACAATTTAGCCTTCCAGGCATCTTCCTTTTCCTGTGACCAAATCTTTCCACGCACTTGGCAAATACGCTTGTACAGGCCTTGCTCGCAGGCATCGTCTAACGTGATGCGATGTACCGAGTAACCTTTCTTGCCTGCACGGCTGTCTTGAATCAGCTCATTAAACAGGTTCTCGACGCCGTTGTGGGTGCTGATCAGGCGCACCTTTGCGCCCCACATGGTGAGGGCCAAGGCAGCCTTCAGCACTTCGGCCAGCTGATCGTGGAAAGCGGCTTCGTCAATCGTGACGTTACCCTGGCGGCCACGCATGTTGCTGGGGCGGGAGCTGAGCGCCTGGATCTTGAAGCCGCTGGAGAAGTGGATATTGAAGGTGAGGATGTCTTTATCCTCATCCTGGTACAGCTCTTCCTGGATGTGCGAGGCAGCGCGATTGAACGCTTTGGCCCACATGGCGCAGGCATCGATAAACTCGATGGCCATGTCTTTGTTGCTGCCCACATAGAAGTGGTTGGTGCCCCCCGCAGCTTTGGCGCTGCTGGCCGACAGCACGGCATCGGCGGCTTCGCCCCAGGTCAAGCCGGTACGGCGGCTTTTCTCGGCAATCTTGAGGTCCGAGTCGTCTTCGATCCACGCCTTTTGGTAGGGCAGCAGGACGGATTCGGGGAGTGCGCTCATTTGTTCAAGAACCCCCGAATGAAGGCTGCGATCACAATGGCCCAGCCGAGGCTATCGGCAGCATCGACTATGGCCTGTGCAATGGTGAGTTCATCCATTAGGCAATCCCCAGAATATCGCGCTTGATGGCGTCGATGGCTTCGCGGCTCATGCCTTGAGTCGCCATGCTGGTCTCGGCTTTTTCTGCTGCCTCTCTGGCCACTTCCACCCGCAGTTCCTTGGCCCATTTCTTCTGGCTGAGTGATACGCGCCCAATATCGGCCAGCGCTTTGGTCACGCTGCCGAGCTGCTTGGCGGCTTTGGCGGGGTCTTCTTCGGCCTTGCGCATGGCGATAGAGATACGCAGGAGCTGGTCTTGCACGATGCGGGCGGTGGCGTCGATCAGGTGGCCGCTTTCGTCTTCGCCATCGCTGGCCATGGCGCGGGCCAGCTCGGTGGTTTTACGCACGTCGCCCATGGCTTCTTCGAACTCCTCCTGGAGATCCTGGCCATAGCGGTGAACGCTGGACTTGGAAACGTTATAACCGCGCTCACCCAGCCACCCGGCTAACGCTTCGTAACCCTGAAAGCCACTACTCACCAATCGTTCGTTGAGCTGCTCGCGCACATCTTGTGGAAGGTCAAAGACCTTATTGCGTGGCGGCATGGGTTACGCTCCCGGTCGCGGCTTGGCGACGCCGGGTACGTTGGCGAGGCCTTCGGCACAGTCGGCACCGCGTGAGGTGAGGGTCACGATCCAGCCAGCGCGGGGCTGCTGGGCAATCACCAGGCCTTGCTCTTCCAGCCAAGCAATATCGCCGTGTAGCTTGTCGCGGCTGATGTGGTGGGCGTAGGCGCCTTTCAGCTCATCGTTCAGGCTGTATTCGTTGGTCGTGAACTGGCTGCGGCGCGACAGAATCCGCAGGATGCCCAGGCGGCGGCCTTCGGTTTCGAAGTCGGAAAAGTGTTGCCCGGTCATGAGCGGCCCCCTTGGTTCAGCAAGTAGTCGTTAATGCGGTTGACCTGTACTGACGTACTTTTTTGGTTAGCGCTGATCTCCGCCAGCAGTACGTTGGTACGCGCCATTTGCTCCTGTAGCTTTTCGATGTCCTCGTGATCGGGTAGGCGTTCCACTTTGTGCTCCAGGTTGACCACTTTTTTCTCAACGCCATCAATCCGCGTATGGGTTTCCTTGATGGCGGTTTGGCTGGCGCGGTGCTTGTTCAGCCAGTACACGTACGCGGCCATGACGCCCATAAAGAGGGCTTGCAGCACATCGAATAGCAGCTTGGCGGCTGCCCAGTTGATTAACTCCATGGTGTTCCCTTATTGGTTGGTTAGCCGCCAACGCGTTTCACAACGGCATCCATAAAGCCGCTCGGCTGTTGCCCTGCGGCCACTTGTTTGTCGCGGCTTCGGCAGGTGGCGTTAATCCCCAACATGGCAAGCGCCACGCCCCACATGGGGGTGAGTGCGGTAACGGCTTGGGCTACCACCCCCGCTTGCTCAGGCGTGGCCACAATCGACCAGGCAATGGCCACGCACTGGATAACCCAGGCAATCGCAGTGAGATAGCCAAAGGTAGGCCGCCAACGGCGCACATAGGCGTCGTTGCTCGCCGCTTCGGCACGCATGGTTTTGTTTACCTCGCTAAGGCGCACGCTTTCGGCTTCTAGCACCATGCGGGTGAGGGTTTGCTGGTGATCGTTTTCGAGCTGCTGGAGCTTGATGGCGGCGTCTGGGTCGCCGAGCGCCTGGGCGACGGCGTCGGGGGTGGCGTTTACGCCTAAGGCTTTTGCGGCAAGGGTGCCCACCGCAGCCCCAGCGGGGCCACCGAGGGCGCTGCCGATCAGCGGGGCCATACCGCCAACGGTGGTGGCTAGTTCTCGCCATTGCATGGTTCACCCGCCCCAGCGGGCAGGGCCGCTTGTGCGTGTGTCTACGTGGGTGAAGGTGTTGTAGCGGCCCACGCTGGCCGTGGGGTGCTGGGTTTCCACATAGGTGGCTACCACGGCGGGGTCGATGCCTTGCACGCGGATATCAGCGGCGCGGCCAAACACATGCTGGCTGGCGGCAGCACCGCCTACCCGGCGGTTGTAGGCCGCACAGCGGCACCCGCTGTTGATGATGACGGGGGCATCGAAATGCAGACGGATGTCTTGCAGCAGTGTCAGGGTTTCAAGATCTACCGTATCGAACCCGCAGCCGCATTTGCAGGCGAATTCACGGCGTCGGAAATGGGTAGAGATGTCGTCACGGGGCATGGCGAGAAAGCCTCATTGCAGGTGAGCGAAGCACAGAGCAGTGAGGTTCAGGATAGGGCGGTAGGGTAAGGCGTCGGGATTAGCGGGAATTAAAGAAAAATGCCCACCGAGGGGTGGGCATCTTCAAAGGCGCTCTGGCGGTCAGGCCGCTCGGGCGCTCTAGGGGTATTCAACGCGATTGCGGGAAGTTTGGCAATGACCCAGAAAGCAAACAACCCGCCGTGGCGGGTTTGTTGATGTAGGCTAAATGCTTAAACTTCACACTGATGTCGTCCTAGGGTCTTGAATCCTTCTCCTCTTGAGGCGGCAGCAATGTCAATGATTCGGACCAGGCGACTTCCTTCACCTTCAGCGTGGCTTCTAACCACTTCACAGACATAGCTAGCAAAGCCATCTCGACTGTTACCGTTATCTAGCATACCGACGTAAATAGCGCCTGTTTCTGTGATCAAGAAGTCGTGCACCGACTCGCTTTCCATGACTTCGGCTTTAAGAGCTTCTTCATCAAGTGTGACGTTGCTAGTGGCTTGGCTTTCGCCACAACCTGCCATCAGTGCGGCGCTAATGATCGTGATGCCTGCAAGTGCTTTCATGGTGTTCCCCTCCCTTAAAACAGCCCCGGCTGAATGCGGTTGCGGTGCAGTGACCGCTGCTCGGCCAGGATCTTGTAGATCTGGATCACGTTCTTATCGTAGCGCCGTGCCAGCTCGGCGTGGTTGCTGCCGTTAAACTCGCACCATATTTGGTGGTCGCGCAGCGCTCGGTCGAGCTGATCCCCTTTGGCTAAATAGAATACCTGCCCGCCGTGGTAATACGCCAGAATTCTTAGGGTTGAAAACGCTAGGCGTTGGGCGATGCGTGGCTCCAGACCTATCTCGATGTACTCCGCTTCGATTACCTGCAGCATGTCCACTAGTGACTGAGGCCAGTGGCGGGCTAGCTCTGGGTCGGGCAGGCGCTCCAGGGCATCGGCGGGGATTTCATCGAACCCAAAATCGAGGTTGTCGTCATTTGAGGTCATTGGGGTACCGTCCTTGCCGTTTGGCGTCGATGATGAGCCCGGTCATCAGGCGGTGTAGCTGGTCATCGTCTAACCAGTCCACTCGCTCAACGTTGAACATCCGCTTGGCCATGCTGTCTGCGTAGGCCCATGGGCGCTCTGCGTGGGTGAGCATCGCTTCAATCTTGCTCATCACGTTCTGGCGTGAGCGCGGTGGGCGCGGCGCTTTCCGACCCGCTTTTTTGGCGGGCTTGGGTTCAAAACCGAGGCGGCGAAACTCGTGCATCACGCCGCCGACGGTGCGATTGGTGAGTTCTTTGGCACTGCTCACGCCTGCGGTGCGGGCGAGGATAGCGCGATAGTCTTCATCGGTCAGGCCCAGCTGGGCCTTGGCGATGTGAATTTGGGCCAGCTTGCCTTTGCTGATCATGATTGTGTTCCCCCTTGGCTGCTCATCAGTGCCGGGCCACCACGCCCAGCAGACGCCCCGCTATTGGCAGGGCGTTTCGCTTAGTGGATGGTTGTTTGGGTGGCTGCTTGGGCGTCTTGCAGCTCCAGCGCTTTGGCGATGGCCAGCATTCCCAGCAGGGCTAAATCGCCAGCCTTTTTCATTTGAGGTGATTCGGCTTTATCACCATTGAATCCGGCGTATACCGTGAAACCGCCAGCTTCATTGGGCTCAATCGTGATCATGGCCTTGGTGCTGGTTTTGGTTGGCTCGCTCATTGGGCACCTCGGCGGATTTTCTTGGCGTCGGCCAATGCGTTAACGGCGCGCACCACTGGTTCCGCGTGCATGGTCAGGCCGTCCAGGTCGTTGGCATCCAGCATGTCCAGCAGTTCTTCCAGTGCCTCTTGCAGCTCCTGCTCGTGGCGTAGGCGATTGCCGTCAAAGTCGACGGCGACGACTTGCCCGCCTTGGAACTCAGTGGCGGCGCTGTAGCTGGGCGTTGCGCCTTCGGGGAAGCGCACCACGATGGTGTGTTCGTTCATGCGGCACCTCGGTTGGCGCGGTGGGTGATGTGGTAGCGGTACTGGATGCCCGCCAGTGGATCTGCATCGCGCAGGTAGTCGCTGCGTACGTTGACCTTGGGGCCGTACACTTGGCGTGCGACGGTCAGCGCCGCTTCGCGATGCGTGGTGCCGGTGGCACGCTTGCCGCGCAGGGTGGCGACGTATCCGCCCATGGCGGCGCTGACGCGGATCGAGGACGCATTCAAGACGGTGCTCATTGGGTCACCTCATCGGTCATGTTCTCAGCAGCCCAGCGCCAGGCGCTGTGCTTCCATTGGCGCGGCATCGGGTTCTTCTTGAGCCACTGCTTGGCCTGCGCGGCACTGATACCGCGCTCTTGGAGTTGGTAGAAGTAGTCGCACTTGCTGGGCATGGTTAGGCTTCCTCTTCCGGTATATCTCTAGCTCTGAGCTGGCGGACAAGTTTGATTAGCTCGGGGTCTGCATTGTTTTCCTGCATCTCCCTCAGCAGCTCGGTTTTTGCCTTTGCAAACGAACGTGAGGCAAACTCCCAGCCGAGTGGCCACTCTTCATGCTCCACTGCGAAGCTATCTAACTGGGTGCTGAGCAGTTCTCCCCGACACGCTCCGGTGTCATCGAATCCGAAGACTTTCATCGCCTTCACACCCCCGCGATATCTAGGCTGATGGGCTTGTATTGGTCGGTGCTGCCGACGCGCTCATAGATGCGGATATAGCTCTTGGAGCCAGTTACCTGCACCGCGTCACTGATGGCGTCCATGGCTTTCAGCCAGCGTTTGTCCTGGATGTTTAGGCGGCGCAGCCCCAGCACTTGGCCGGTACGGATGTTGCCCGCTTGGTCGACGCGGAACGCGTCTTGCACGATGGTGGCCACCTCGGGGCGGGCGTCCGTCGTCCAGTCGCGCAGGCAGTCTTCAATCAAGCCCTTGGCAGCTTGTAAGCGCTCATCAAAGGTGATGGTCTCGGAGATGGCGCGCAGCACTTTGTAGCGGCCACAGAAGGAAACGAGCTGCACGTTGCCTTTCTTGCCGCCGATCTGAACGTCGTACTCCTGGGCGGAGGTCTCGATGAGCGCGGCGATCTCGCTAAACACATCGGCTTTGAAGTCGCGTAGCTGGTCGCGAAGCTCGGTGGCGCGGTCGACGATGGAAAGCACCAGTTCATCGCGGATCTGATCGATCTCTTTGATCTGGGCTTCGGGAATCAAGCGGCCCTTGGCATCCATGCGGAAGCCTTCGGGTACTTGCTGAATCTCTGTAGTGGCGGTGTTCATGGTTAGGCTCCTTTACGGGCAAAGTTGGCGCTGCGGTTACGGGGGTTGTGGCGGTGGTGGTGCATCGGCTCGACATAGGCACCGTTGCGTTGGCGTATGGCTTTGTTGTTGCCGATGCCCAGCAGGAACTCCTCCCACACGGCGTATTCACCGGGCAGCTCGAACGGCTTTTCTTTGGGGGCTTCAGGAGCCGCTGCTTGCTCGGCTAAGCCGGTGTCCCAGCGCTGCCAGATGCGCAGCACGGCCATTTGCTGCTTGGGCAGCAATGGCTCTGGCTCTAATGCCAAGCGCTCAAACTGCGCGGGGTTGATGAGGTACTGCGCGAGATCCACGCCGTGGCGGGCGATGCGCAGGGCGATGAAGCGGTCGGCGTAATGCTCGATGTGGGCATCGCTGTACGTTCTCATGGCTGTTCTCCCTGGCTGGCTGCCCCTTTGAGTAGGTCGCTCAGGCGTTTGGGGGCGTTGGCTTTTTCAGCGGCTTTGTCGTGTTGCGGCGGGCGCTGCTGGGTAACGTGCGCTTTGCGCTGGGCTAACCGTTCGTGTTCGGCAAGTACGTCATCGGTGGAGCGCTCTCGCAGGGTGGCAACAGCGGCACGGTTTGCAGGCTGTTTGGCACTGCTCTTTTGAAAACCGTTACGCGCCTGCTCTTCGCGCTGCTTTTCCACCTCACCGGCGTGGCGATCAGCGCAGCTGGCCACTACCTCATAGAGGTAGCCGTGGCCGGTGAGCGGCAGGTGGCTGGGCGGGCGCTCTAGCAACTGGTCAAGCGCCATCACCCAGACCTTAAGCGGTGCTTCACGGGTAATGCCTTTACGCTCGATCATGCCGCTGGTGATGACGTCCTTCAGCTCGCCCAGCAGGCGGGCGCTTTTGGCGCTGGCCAATGCCCGTGATTTGGGCCGGAACAGGCCGAGGTAGCGCACGATGCGGCTGCTCAGTAAGGCGGGCATTTCCAGCGCGGCGGCCAGTGCCTGGTTGTGTTCGCCTTGGGTGACGAACGCGGCCATGTCGCCGCTCATGCCGCATTCTGGGCAGGTGGCTTTGAGGGTCATTGGTCTTCTCCCTGCTGGCGGTCGGGGTTGTTCGGGCAGGTTTGGCAGCTGCACCATAGGCGCATAGCCATGGGGTTGTGGGTGGGTGCTGGGCGCGAGCGGTACTCGCGGCACTGTTCTACGCTGATGGTGCGTTGCTGTGCGGGGCAGTTCAGGCCATCCAGCGCTGCCAACACCTTCTTTTCGATGCTGCTGGTGGAAGGGCTGGGGTAGCGGTTGGCCAGTGCCAAAGAGACTGCGCTGCGCGAGACGCCGATACGATCACCAGCCATCTTGCGATTGGTGGCGCGCACTTCGTTGGCGAGCAGCACAATCCAGCGGGGCGGCGCTTCGCCCCAGTTGGAGATATCCACGGCGCGGGTGCGGCGAATGGCGTTCATGGCTCACCCCCTTCGGTTTTGGTGACGCGGCGGTACACCACGGCCCCGGTGTTGGGGTCGTAGAGTTCTTTGGTGCGCCGAATCATGGGGGCCATGGGGCCGGTCCAGTGGCTGGGCACCAGGCGATAGCGCCCTGGCACGCCAGGGGAGGGTTCCACCACGGTTTGCAGGTATCCGGCCCGAGAGAGCATCTTGATGTACTCATCAGCGGTGGCTTTGGCGACCGGCACTTGAGGCGTGCTGGCGGCATCGGCTAGCTCTTGGCCGGTAAACGCACCAATGATTTTGAGCGTGCGCCAGAGCTGTTCGCGCCCTGGGGGCGGTGGCAGCGTGCCATCCCGGCGCACGCGGGGGGCTTCCACACCGACATCGCGCTGCAGGGAGTAGATGGCCGTGGTGGCGGGTGGTGCGTCGGGGTTGCGGCGCACCAGGAAGCCGCCTGCGATCAACGCCCGGAGATAGTCGCTAATGCGGCTCTCGCTGAGTTCCGGGTGACGTTTGAGGGCAATACGGATGCTCTGCATGGTGATGATGCCATCGTCTAAATGCTGGTGACGAATGGCGTCCCAGATAAGCTGGCGAGGGGTGACATCTCCCGCCAGTGCGGATAGCGTTTTACGCTTTGCGACGTTCTTGGACGACATGCTCAGCCCCTCCGCGCCGGTGGTTGGCCGGTGTGGATCTCGCGCTCGCCCCATTCCCGTAGGCCAACCATTGCCCAGCCGTTAGCCGTGGCTTCGTTGTGGATCTGGTAGAGGTTCACCGCCACACGGCGCAGGCAGCCTTTTACCCGTTCGTTCACCGCTTCCAGCAGGTCGTCTTCGATCTCGATATTGGGGTAGCTTTTATCCGCCAGGGCGCGCACGTCATCCAGGCTGGCGGCTTGCGCGGGCACCCACTCCAAAACGCGGTTGTGCAGGCGTTCTAGGCGAGCCATGGAGGCAGGCACGCGCTCTTCACCGATCAGAATCAGGGTGCCTTGGCTGGCGTTATAGATGTCGGTGAGAACGTTGGCGGCGGCTTTGTCGATGACGTACTGCACGTCATCAATGATCAGCGGGCGACCAGAGCGGGAGAGCTGCTCGGCGATCTGGTCGACCATCTCGCTGAGCGTCTTCATGGGGATGATGCCCATCTCGCGCAGGATGGCGATCACGAACGCTTTTTTCGTCCAGCTCTCGCGGCACTCGACGTAGTAGGCGCGGTGCATGTTGGCGGCATAGGCGGCTGCTAGGCTTTTGCCGTAGCCGCTGGGGCCGTACATGACCACCAAGCCAGGTAGTTCTGGTGGGCGGTTGGCGGCGCTTTCGACAGCGGCGGCCAGTAGGCCAACGTTGGTGAGTGGTACAATGGTGTTGACGCTCATATCAGTTCCTTAATTGCTGCGGGTGTCATGGGCCGTGGTTCAGACGGCCCGTCGGGTGCGGGTGGGTTGCCGCCCACCTGCATCCATTTCGGTATCCATCACTTTGGCGATGGCTTTTAAATCACTGTGGTGCTGGTAACGCTCGTGCCATTCGCGGGCGGCTTCGGGTACTTCCTCTCCTTGCTGTAGTTGTCCATCCAGCTTCTTCCAGAGCCGATAGCGCTCCATCTTGTTGTGGGGTATCTGAAAGCGTGTGCCTTGATCCGCCAGTTGCTTGGCGTAGGCGCGGCCTTGGGCTGCCTGCTTTTCGTCCGATTGGCGGGCGGCGGGGGTAATCGTTCTGAACTCCACATCGCTACCAGTGACCACCTTGGCTTTTTGCACCAAACGGTTGAGTTGGCCTTTTTCGCGTTTTTCGGCGGCACGTTCGATCATGCTGGCGGGCATCGCGGGGGTGGCGTTGCCATCCAGCTGGGCATCGCCGAGGTATTCACCGTCCAGGGTGAAGATGCCGACGCAGCCGGTGTCGCGGTAATCCCAGGCCACGCGGATCTCTTCGCCGTGGAAGTCGCGCAGGGCATCCATGAAGTAGACGCCGCCGTTGATACGCACTTCGCCACGGTTGGTTTTGCGCACTTCTTGCGGGCGCATAAGCGAGGCGACCACATCACTGGGTGCGGTGAGCGCTTCGAAGCCTTCGGCCTCGGCACTTTTCCAGGCTTCCATGGGGCTTTGGTGGCGTAGCTTGCCGCTGTCTAAGTCGCGCACTTTGGGCAGCCCTTTGTGGGGCCGGTGGTTATAAACATCCAGGGCGTCGTTCAAGCGCTCGAAGAACTCTTGAAACGTGGGAATAAAGGCGGGCTTTAACCCTTGTTTAATATCGCGGCGGCTTAACTTGTGGGCTTTGGTGGCGGCTTCTTTATCCATATCTGCGCCAATAAAGCTGGGCATCTCTTTAGCCAGTTTCACCAGGATGGTTTGGTGGGCGCGTTCAATGACGCCGCGTGCCTGGGAGTTATAAGGCAGTGAGTGGGTAATGCTGCCACCCAGGCGGTCGACCACTTCGTAAACAGTGGCGTTGTCAAAGCCTGAACCGTTATCGACATAGAACAGGTTGAACATGCCTACGCGGCTCACGGCATCGCGCAGCGCATCCAGCGTGGCCACGGTGGACTCCGCTAGGTTGAGTGCAAAGCCGACGATGCGGCGGGTGCCCCAATCGATGATCAAGGTAATCTCGGGCCGGAAAGCCTGGCCGGTGAGCGGGTTGATCACTTCGGCATCGAAGGTGTGGCCATCCGCTACCCACACATCGTTGGGCAGTAGCGCGTCGCTGGTGCGGCGCTTGAAGGGCTGGAGGGCTTTCAGCTCATGCGCACCCATGCGGCCACGCTCACGCGCTTCCGGTGACAGCTTGGCTAGCCAGCGGCGCACCTGATGGATAGAAGGGTGTGGCGGCTCGGTCTGTTCGACCAGCAGCTGGTAGGCCGCTTCCACGCTGGGCTTTTGCGGCTTCTGGTAGCGCTTGAGAAAGTCACCAGCCCACGGCGGCATGCTCATATCCGCCTTGCGGCGCTTGGGGGCAAGGCCGCGTTCGCCGTATTTGCGGAAGTCAGCGATCCAGCGCTTGAGGGTGCGTTCGCTAAGGGTGCGCGTTTCTGTTTTACGGTCGTTGGCCAGCACTACCCGCTGTTTGAGGTAAGGCGTTAGATCGTCGGCTTGGGCGTGAGCGACTAACGTTTCGATAGCGCGCTGCTGGCTGACCATCTTGCTCATGCGTTCAATCTCGCGGACGAATGCAACGCGGGCACCCATCACTTGGCGTTGGGCATCGGTTAACTGCAGTTGGCCTGGGCGCTGCTCTTCTGGCTGCGGCGCTACGGTACTAGTAGGCGTAGGGGCGGCGTTATCCGCCTGTGCCAACAGCAGTGCGTTTTGGGTTTCTTTGGGGAGTACGGCGAAGGCGTATTCCACGGCCTTGCTGCCTATGCGGCGTTGGCCTTCCCAGCCGTGGCGCTTGGCGTATTCACGCACGTTTCGTTCAGTGCCGGGCATGCCTGGTAGCCCAGCCAACTCTTTGGCGGAATACCAGTTCATACACGCCCCCGTTTGAATAGGCGGGCGTTGCACTCTGCGGTAGATTGGGAGGTGCAACCCAAACCCAACCCACCCTTAGAGGAACGCCCAATGACTAAGCAGCCGTCGAGCTTCGACGAGTTTTTGAAAGATGTGCCAGAACCGATCCGCGCCTCATTAGAGCAGCTGCGCGAGATCACCAACGCGCAAACTGATTTCATTGCTTTTCTCCTACTGGAGCTTGAAGAACAGAATGTTTTGGATGAGAAAAGCCGGAACGGCATGATTTGTCGTTGGTATGAGCTTTATCGGGATCGCCCTGGATTCGACGAGCACGTTCCATTAGCCGATTCAATTGCTGATACCGTCGACGCTCAGCGGCACGATCTATCTGAGATACGCTGAGCACTGACGGTTCTTCCTCTGTCAGTTGTCTTGCTGGCACAGACGCCATCTCACGCACAACGCGATCCCAGCGGCGCATCATGGCGTCCAGGTCGCTTTCGCTAAGCTCTACTTCGTTACCATCTTCATAGCGGAGGATGTGGCGAGCGGGCTTGTCGCTGTGCCACCACGCGGTGGGGTTATCGTGTTGGCTCATTGCTCTTCTCCCATTAGCTTCTTCAGGCGACGTAGATCCGCATTCACGCGCTCTTGCACACGCGAGAGCTTTCCGTACTCGGCGGCCAAAGCCTCACGCCCATAAGCCACCCGGCCACCGCGCAGATGCACGAGCCAATCGGTAAAGGCATGGCTTTGGCACACTTCTTCCAAAAGCGGTATGCGATAGAAAGGGATGTTGTGGTCGCAGCGACCCGGCGAACTCCACGCATCCAGCATGTGCTTGGAGACGTCGTCACCGGAGTAGCGGCTCATCTGCGCGGCCACCTCATAGCGGTCAACGGGGCACTCTTTCAGCACCACGCCCACCAGCTCACTCACTTGGGCGGCATAGTTGCCGCTGCCAGGGGTAGGCGTCACGGGGACAGGGACCTCAAAGATGTCTAGCGTTTGGGTGTCTTTGACGCGCTTCATGGTTAAGCCCCCGCCGCCATTTGACGATGCGCTCTAACGTTAGAGCCGCTATCATGCATACTTGATATTGATGCGCTCTTTTCGGCGCGGTTGGGGCGCTGGCGGTTAGGCGTGCCATCGTGGTTCCAGCGCTCTGGCCAAATGACTTGAGGCGTGAGCCCAAGTTTTTTGGCGATAGCGCGTTCCATACGCGGGTACGCGGTGTACTTCACCAACTGCACCGCGTTCTCAGTGACATCGAGTTCGTCGCTCAGCTTTCTCAAGCTGCAACCCTGACTGCGGAGTTGGTACTTCAGCCACTCCCAACGTTGGGAAGGATTGATAGGAATTTCGTTGTTCATGGCGTCACCTCGGTGGCGTTTTTTGGGGTGTCTAACCTGTGGTTCCCCATAAACATAGCGCGGATAAAAGTGTATATCAAGCGGATAAATGAGCATTCGATTCTTTTTATTGCGCCATTCGCTCTTTTTTTTGTGCAAGAGGTTGTAAAACAGTGGGTTACGAAGAAAGGGATGGTAGTCAGTTGAATGATGCCGATCATCCGATTGCCAGTAATGGAATCGGATGTTTCCCCGCGCGCCTTAAAGATGCATTGGGTAGTGAAAGTGCGCGCGTATTTTCGCGCCGATGCGGATTGTCTGAAGGCGCTATACGCAGTTATATGAGTGGAGACACATTTCCAACACTTGATCGACTAGAGCTAATTGCGAACGCACTAGGGAAAGACATGCAATGGCTCGCATTTGGAACAGCACATGAGGAGTCGCCGTCAGTACTGGGCATGGAGGACTACGCCTTTGTGCCGCTATATGACGCGCAGTGCAGCGCTGGGGCGGGTGCCTGGAACGAGAACTGCCGCGTTCTGACACACATTTCCTTCACCCGTTATTCATTGCGAAAACAAGGGCTTACGCCAGAGCATCTGTCCGCCATCCGCATTGATGGGGACTCGATGGAACCGGTGCTCCACAGCGGCGACACGGTGTTGATCGATCACACCAGGACAACGATTGAGGGGGAGGGTATTTATATTCTTCGGCTGGATGGACATCTGTACGCCAAGCGGTTGCAGCGCCAGTTCAATGGCGTTTCTATCATCAGCGCGAACAAGGAATATGACAAAGTGCTGGTGCCCCAGGATCAACTGCACGAGCTAGACATCATCGGCCGGGCTGTTTGGTCTGCAGGGTGGTTGTGAGGCTGTGCCAAATATCTAACGAAAAAGGCCGCTCCACATAGGAACGGCCTCTTTTTCAATTTGCGCATCTTTGGCACTGCTGGCGTCTATCATGCGGTCGCTTTATACTGGCTGCCTGAATGTAACTCTCTGAATCTATGGCGCTAAATTTCGCCGCTCGTCCCACCTTATCCCTCTTTGTTGTTTATAGTCCCACATTAGGCCGCTGTGCCATATCTCCTGCTAACCCACAAAGACCTAGCCATTTCACAGCTGCACGAATTCCGGGACTCTGCGACCCCGTGTAGCGCTCAGGCCTGCTGGAAGAGCCTAGAGATTTTTTCTTGCCTGG